ACAAGGTTTTTCAAGTGCAAAGGCAGAACTTCGTGCGCTTCAACAGCAGTTGTTGCAAATGGATCAAACCAGCGAAGCGTTCAAAGTAGCGTCTGCGCGTGCTGCCGAGTTGAAGGATAACATTTCCGATTTGTCGGCAGAGATTAGCGCAAACGCTGGTAACGCTTTTGAAGGTCTTTCGAATAACATTGGATTGTTCGGTTCACGTCTTATGGACTTGGACTTGGCAGGTGCAGGACAAGCGTTGAAGAATATGGGGACAAACGTTTCTCGTATTGACTTTAAGACTTTACAAAAAGAGGTTGGTGGTTTAGTTAGTGGTTTTGCATCGTTAGCCAAAGCAATTATTTCCAATCCAATTTTATTGCTTGCGGGTGCGGTTGCTGCTATTATTGCAAACTTTGACGACTTAATAAAACTTTTCCCTTCTGTTGAAAAAGGGTTAACAGGAATTAACGAACAAGAACGTCAAAGTCTTGCGTTGTCAAAAGCGAAAGCTGACGCATCGCAAAAGGCATACGAAAACATTGATAAACAAGCTAACATATTAAAGCTACAAGGAAAGAGCGAACGCGAGATTCTTAATATCAAAATAAAAGCGTTAGAAACAGCCATTGCAGATAGAAAAGCACAGTTAGCAATAACTGAGAAACAAGCAATCACGCAAGTTCAAACAGCGAAAAGAAATAGAGAGATTCTCGAAGGAATTATTCGCTTCTTAACCGCACCTCTTCAACTTCTTCTAACGGCTGTTGACAAGATTGCTGAATATGTTGGTGTAGATTCTAAACTTGCTGAAGGATTTACCGATTTAGCCGCAGGACTTTTGATTGATCCGCAGGAATTGGAAACTGAATTAAACAAAACCATTGAGGAAAACAAGGCTGCAATTGCTACAATGGAGAACGACTATGCTGGATTGAAGTTGTCGGTGAAGGAGATGGACAAGAAAGCAGCAGACGACAGGAAAGCAGCAATTAAAAAAGAGAATGACGAAAAAGAAAGATTGCAAAAAGAAGCAGACGAAAAAGAGTTGGAGCGTCGTAAAAAGTTAAACGAAGAATTAACGGCTGAAGATGACCGAATGGCATCTATTACATATGAAGATTTAAAGGCAAGAGAAAAGAAAAAGACAGACGCTAAACTTCTTGCTGAAATGGAAAGTCATTCCAAATTAACAGCATTAAAATCACAAAATTCACAAGAAGAATTAAAGAAAGAAGAAGAAGCATTTAACGCACGTTTAAGCATTGCGTCAAGTGGATTAGATGCTTTGGTTGCATTAAACGATGCGTTTACAAAGAAAGGACAACAACAATCGAAGAAACAATTTCAAATTCAGAAAGCGTTGAATCTTGCGTCTGCTGTCATCGACACTTACGGTGGTATCAACAGAGCGTTAAACGACAAGACAATGCCTTCAACAACAGCACGAATCATTCAAGCGTCAATCGTTGGAGCAATGGGACTCGCTAACGTGTTAAAGATTTCAAAGACAGAATACGGCAACGCAACCGCACCTTCTGGAACTAATATGAGTACAGGTGGTGGTGGCGACGGTGGGACGGCTGCCCCTTCACCTGCGAACTTCGCCTTCTTGCAGAATCAACCCAACCAACAACAACCACCGCTTCAGGCATACGTGGTTGGAACGCAAGTCAGCAGCAATTTAGAAGCACAACAATTAATAAATAATCAATCAAGATTAGGAGGATAAAACAATGAAAAAAATTAAAGTAATAGAATACGGAATCGACGACGCAGGATTGCTTGGAGTGTACGCGATTTCAGTAGTTGAACAACCTGCAATCGGTGTCGACTTTGTAGCGTTAAGCGAACAACACAACGTGAAGTTCAAAGAAGATTTTAGAGGTCTGTTGTATGGAGCGTTGCTTATTCCCGATCAATTGATATACCGACGCAACGACGAAACGGACGAGGAATACTATGTGAAGTATTCGAAAGATACCATTCGTGCAATTGCTTACAATTATTTGAAACAAGCGAACCAAAACAACGCAACAGTTGAACACGCGAAAGTTGTTGACGGAGTGTCTTTGGTTGAAACGTGGATTATCGAAGGAGAGAACGACAAGTCTAAGAACTTCGGGTTCGACCTTCCAGAAGGAACGTGGTTCGGTTGTATGAAAGTGGAGAACGAAGAAGTCAAGAAGCAGATTCAAAACAAAGAAGTGTTAGGTTTCTCAATTGAAGGGAACTTCATTGCTGAAAAAGAAATGTATTTAAGTAAGCACGAAGAATTTGCAGCACTTCTTGATGAAATAAACGAACTTTTAAAAGAAGAATAAATGAATATCGAAGCAGGGGGTTTCTTTAAGTTGGAGTTGTTCAACGACGACGCAAACCTGTTTCTCAATGCTCTCACGAAGATAACGAATGAGGGCGGTAAAATGGGTTTTAAGACGTATGGGTTGGATGCAGATGAGTTGAAGATACTCAACACTATTCTCGACAATTTAGGATAAAAAAAACGGAGGGAAATCACCCCCTCCGTCAAACCTAAAATCAAATTCAACCTATGAAAAAGCGAATTACGAAACAAATATACTTGTTTTTATATCTCCTATTCAAACAAACAATTAACAGAATTATGAACTTACGAGAAAAAGTAAACGCATTATTCGCGAAACACAATGTTAGCCTATCTGCTGAAGAAGTAGTTGAGGTGAAGCAAATGGTTGAGGCGATTTTAGAAGACGGAACAAGCATCTACACAGATAGCGACGTATGGGCTGCTGGTGTTCGTGTATTCGGCAAAGACGCAGACGGAAACGAGGTTGCGTTGATGGACGGAGAATACAAGACAGCAGAAAGCATTATTGTCGTTGTTGCTGACGGTGTTGTAACCGAATTGAAACCAATGGAAGAAGAAGCTCCAGAGGTTGAAGTAGTAATCGAAGAAGAACAATCTTCGACTGAATCACTAAGCGCAGAGGTTGAAGGACTTTTGTCGTTGGTTGCTAAGTTAGAAAGCGAACTTGCTGACGCTAAAAAGGCGAACGCAGAACTTTCAAGCGAAGTAACAAAATTAAGCGCACAGCCTGCTGCGACTTCTATCAAGGAAGTAAAGCAAGCAAAACAAACACCTTCTAAGCCATATCACAAGATGAGTGCTGAAGAGCGTTTCTTATTCAATCTTAAAAAATAAAAAAAATAAACAATAAAAAATGGCTACTACCACTTCATTAACCACAACCTTCGCAGGTCGTGAAGCAGCAGGATATATCCGCGCTGCATTCTTAAGTAACGAGTCTTTGGCTGCGGTTACCTTCAAAGAAAACATCGAGTACAAACAAGTTGTTCGTCGTCTTGTTGATAACGTAACTTTTGCAAATGCTACTTGTGACTTCACTCCAACAGGAACTGTAACACTTACAGAGCGTATTTTGACTTTGGAGAAATTCCAAGTTCACAGACAACTTTGTAAGAAAGACTTTTTAGCAGATTGGGAAGCTAAGTCTGAGCAAGACGGTTTCTTACACGCTTCATTGACTGACGCTTTAATTGCTAACGTATTGGCAGGAGTTGCAGCTCGCAACGAGGTATTAATTTGGCAGGGTGTTAACGCTAACGCAGGTGAGTACGCAGGTTTCGAGACATTGTTCTTAGCTGACGCTGCTGTTCTTGACGTATCTTCTCCAGAAGCAATCACTTCTTCTAACGTTATCGAAGAAATGGGACGTTTAGTTTTAACTCTTCCAACACGCGTACGTCGTGCAACTGAGAAGCCTGTTATCGCAGTTTCTTCAAATGTTGCTGAGGCATACAGAACGGCTATCTTAGGTCTTGGTGGTGGATACTATCTTTATCAAGGAGAGTCGGTTGTAATGAACTGGCAGGGACAGTATGATGTTATCGAGTGTCCTGGTATGTCTGACGACACAATGGCTTTCTATCAGAAGTCTAACTTGTGGTTCGGTACTAACTTGTTAGACCAATGGAACAGCGTAGCGGTTTTGGATATGTACCAATACGATTTGTCTGACAACGTACGTTTCGCAGCTTCTTTCTTCGCAGGTGTTCAGTACGGCTTCGGTGACGAAATCGCATTCTACCAATACAACGCATAATCTCAACCATTCTAACCCTTGCATAACAGAGGTGGTGGCATAAAAACCACCCCTCTTTTGTGCTAATAAAAACATACAAATATGGCATGTGAATTAAGCACAGGTTTTACACTGGATTGCAAAGACGGCATCGGTGGAATTAAGCAGATTGTTCTTGTTGACAAGACAGAAGTAACGTCTTTTACTTTGGACGCTAACGAAATTGTTACTTTAATTGTTGGACCTTCAGCAGGTGATTTGTACACATACGAATTGCCGACGCAAACAGGATCGTTTGAAGAAACAATCAACTTCAATCGCGACGCTGGTACAATCTTCTACACACAGACGGTTAACGTAATGTTGAACAAATTAACATCTGCAAAGCGTTTAGAATTGCAAAACGTTGCTACTGCTCGCGTTATTGTATTTGTAAACGATACAAATGACAATTGGTGGGCTGTTGGTTACGAGTACGGAGCAGACCTTTCAACAGGAACTGCTGGAACAGGAACAGTTTTAGGTGATATGAATGGCTACACTTTAGCGTTCACACACGAAGCTGCAAAGCGCGCGTACAAATTGAGCGGTGCGCCTTTGTCAATTCTTGACTAATCAAAAAACTTTTACACATAGAGGAGCAACGCGCTCCTCTGTGTTGTAATTTTAACGTAAAGGAAAAGGGGAATGGTATACCTAAACACAAACACAGCGAATCAATATGCGTGGCTTTCGTTAGACGAAGGTCGTGCCTATTTCAACGTTGCCTTTACACACTACCTACTTGTTATGACTTACGAAATGACAGGAGAACAACTCGCGCAAGTTGTCGAAGTAATAAACGAGAACGAACGTGTGACAAAAATAAGACTTACCACAGTTGGTTTGGTCGATGCAGGTAGATATCACTACGAAGTGTATGGACAAAACAGCAGTAGCAATATAGACCCAACCAATGCTTCCGTCGTTGGTTTAATTGAGAAAGGGTTAATGATTTTACAAGACGGAACAATTTACTTTGACGTTTCAACACCTACGATACCCGTAGATGTAATTTATACAGGCGCATAAAATGGAAAATAACATTCAAGCAATAAATCTTTCAGCGTACCAACCAGTTGAAGCAATTGAAACGGAGAATCGCGCAGGTTGGATAAACTACGGTCAAAACAATCTATTTCCGCAGCACCTAATAACGCTTTATTACAACAGTCCTATTCATAACGCATTGACGAACTCAATTGCTTACATGATTGAGGGACAAGGAACAGGAACAATACTTGACAACGCTTTGCAAGGTATTGCGTTCGACTTAAAACTTCAAGGTTCGTTTTGTGCTGAGGTTATTTGGTCGTTAGACTTCACTCGCATTGTACAAATCAACCACCTGCCTTTTGAAAACTGTCGCCTTGCATACGACAAAGACGAAGATGATATTACAGGAATTTGGTATTCTCGCGATTGGGCTAACATAAGAAGCAAAAGAGGAAAGCCTGAGTTTATTCCTGCGTTCAACCCTTCAATCGCGCAAGAACAACCAAGACAAGTTATTTACGCACACGGAATGATGGCAGGAAGTTCGTATTATGCGAAGCCTGACTACTTTGGTGCGTTAAACTACGTTGAGTTGTCTTACCAAATGGGACTATACCACGTCAACAATATCTTAAACGGATTATTTCCTTCATTCATTATTAACTTCTTAAACGGAATACCGCAGAAAGAAGAACGCGAAGCTATTCGTCGTGAGTGGGAAACACGTTTGAGCGGAGCAAGTAACGCTGGTAAGTTCTTGATGACGTTCAACGAGGATCCTGCACGAGCTCCGCAAATCGAATCGTTTCCTTTGTCGGACGCAGACAAGCAATATCAGTTTTTATCAGAAGAAACAGCGAAGCAAATTATGGTTGGACACCGCGTTGTGTCGCCATTGATTCACGGAATTAGAGATACAACAGGCTTTGGAAGTAACAAAGACGAAATGGTTGTTGGTTTGGAGATATTTAACACGCAAGTTATTCGTCCATATCAAAGAATAATTGAAGAAGTCTTCACACCGATATTAGGCGACGTTAATATACAAATGAACTCAGTATTCGAGGACGGAGTTGCGATTGATTCTAACGCACCTGTTGACGTAATAGACATACCTTCAACAGACGTGACAGATACACCAATAGCAATAACTGAAAAAGTAAGCGACGTAACGTACAACGGTGCGCAAATTGCTTCCGCTTTGGAGATTGTAGCAAGTGTTTCAGCAGGAACGTTGACGCAAGAACAAGCTATTGTATTCTTGGTTCAGTTCTTAGGTCTTGATGTTGACGTAGCAAAGTCGATGTTTCAAACAGGCGGTGATGCGGTAGCTAAGTTATCCGCTCAAAAAAAAAAAGTTGTAGCGAAGAAGAAAGTTGCGGTTGCTGAGAATGATTTTTCAGACGAACAAGGTCGTGTTTGGATTAACGCACTAAAAGAGAAAGGTGAAGTTGTTGATTTGAACGAGTGGGAATTGTTGAGTGAAGAAGACGTTACAGATCCACACAACGAAGCTAATTTCAGACAGGAATACATGAGTGTTCGTGATTACGCAAACGCTGACGAGAGGTCTCCATTTGGAGACACAGGACTTTACAAATTAAGATACGCTTACTCACAGAATTTGAGCGAAGACAGTCGTGAGTTTTGTCAAGAAATGGTCGGTTTATCACAATCAGGATTATCATTCCGTTTTGAAGATATTCAAGATATGAGTGACGCTGGAATAAACGGAGAATTTGCTCCACAAGGAAGTTCAACATACAATATATTCATTTGGAAAGGTGGCGCGTTTTGTCATCACTTCTGGAAGCGTCAAATCTATATCAGAAAAAGAGATTCAAAAGGACGTATTTTGCCTAACGACGGATTAAATAATGATAAGCGCGTAGGTAACAATCCTTTCGTACCACAAAAAGGCGCAGAAGGTGTTGCGCCAATTAACACACCAACACGAGGTTCACTTAAATACTCATAAAAAATGGCACTACAACCCGAAGTTCTACTCATAGACGAAAATTATATCAAGAAATATACTTGGATAAATGGCTCGGTAGATCCCTTGCTTCTTTACCCTGCTATATATTTGTCGCAGGACAAGTATGCACAGTTGTATTTAGGTACTGACCTTTACAACCGCATCAAAGAAGATGTTGTCAACGACGATATTACAGGCGCATACGCAACCCTTCTTGACAATTACTTGCGTCGCATGATAATGTGGTGGACGATGTACGAAGTATTACCGCATTTGTACGTTAAAACCGACAACGGAAGTCTTGTTATTAGAACAAGCGAAGACACTCAACCTATCTCACAAACGGACTTGCAGAACTATCGTGACCAAGCACGTCAACAAGCTATGTTCTACACGCAACGTATGGTTGACTTTTTGTGTCATAACTCAAGTGACTTTCCTGAGTACACAACGAACGTAACAAATCAAATATGGTCGCAAACAAATGTATATCCTTCAAACGCTTTTGAGATTTCAAGTGGACGTGACCGCAGCCCTTACGAATATCGCAGACCTGGACTTGGTTGGATTAGATAACTAAAACAAAACACATGGCTACAAGGGGAAGAAAGAAAGACATGGTAAAACAAAAGATTTACGAGGAGAAATTCCGTAAGTATTTAGTAAGAAAAGAAAAACAAATAAAGAAGTTGTCGAATGAAAGTTAACGAGGAAGGTTATTCACTAATCAAGAAGTTTGAAGGTTGTCGATTGAAAAGTTACCGCTGCCCTTCGGGTGTGTGGACGATTGGTTTCGGAAACACTTTCTACGAGAACGGAGATAAGGTGAAAGACGGCGACGTAATCACGCAACAACGTGCGGACGAATTAGCCAAGTTTATCATTGACCAGTTCGCAGTTTCGATTGCACCGTTCATTTTACAACCACTCAACGACAATCAATTCAGCGCGTGTGTTTCGTTAGCGTATAACATCGGAACAAGTGGCTTCAAACGTTCTTCGGTTTTCAAAAAGTTAAATATCAATCCACAAGATCCAACGATTGCAGATTCTTTCAAACTTTGGAGCAAGGGCGGTGGCAAAGTTCTTGCAGGTTTGGTTCGTCGTCGTGAGGCTGAAATTCAATTATACTTTAAGTAATGAACGCAGAAACCGAGATTCAATTGATACACGAGGAGTTGCAAAATATGAACAAGAAGATTGATAGAATATATCATGTCTTAATCGGCGACGACGAAATGAAAATTGAAGGTCTGGTTAGTAAGGTGCAGAAGCACGACAAATATATTACCAATCAAAGATTACAGGTTGCAAGATTGAGTGGTATTGCAACTGCTGCTGGTGTCATTGGCGGCTTAATTGTTCAGTTGATTGTGAAAATTTTATGAAGGAGAAACTTAAACTTTGGATTAAGGAATTAGTATCAAGTTCAACAAAAGTTTCAAGTAAACGAATAATTGCTATATTTGTCGTAATTAACTTAATCGTTTTCAGTTATGTTGCAACATTTACGACCTACATTATTCCTATTGCGATGTTCGACACACTCGCAATTTTAAGTGGCGGTTTGTTTGGTGGGACAGTAATTGAACGATTTACAAACCAAAAAACAAATGGCAAACCAAACGGAAGCTCGCAAGATAGCAGCGGAGATTTGTAGTAAATTCCCCGACGCTCCTTCACACTCATTAGCAACAAAACTTTT